GATATTACTCACGCAATCCAGTCTCTTTGTCCCAACGCAACTTGGCGGTTGCACGGGTCGGATTACTCCGGTCTTGTCTGGCTTGATATTCAGATTGATAAGCCTGAGGAAGCGGCGCTCCTAGCAGAAGTTGATCGGCTTCAGGCTGCATGGGATCGAAACGAATACGCACGTAAACGTGCTGCTGAGTACCCTCCGATATTTGACTATCTTGATGCTGTTGTTAAGAATGATCAGGGTCAGATGAATCAGTACATTTCTGACTGCGTTACCGTAAAAGCTAAGTACCCAAAGCCGGAGTGACATAATGGGCGTTCAAGTAGCCAATAATGCTTTTAGTACGCTCTTTAGCGCATTAACCACTGTAGCTACAACTATGACAGTGGCTTCTGGTCATGGGGCTAGGTTCCCATCCGCGTCTGTTGCTTCCGGTAACTACTTCTATGTCACTCTTATCAAGTCTAGCGGCGTCACCGAGATTGTAAAAGTTACTGATAGGTCGACTGACGTATTCACAATCGTGCGTAGTCAGGACGGCACGACAGCAACTACGTTCACTGCAGGTGACAGAGTAGAACTCCGCCCAGTGGCTGCGCTATTTAACGAACTACCGAATCGACTTCTCATCGCTGCGGACTACACAGACCTGTCTGTAACAAACGGCAAGTTAGATAATATCGTTAGCGCAATCGGCCCAGTCGGTGGTTTAGGTAAGTTCCTCACAGCTACTGTAAACTCTAAAGGCAGAATCACAGCACTCACTGAGACAAACGGTATTGTCCAGACAAATACTTTTGCGTTCACAACTTCAGGCGCTACCCAGACTTGGACTAAGCCTACAAGTGCTGGGTCTCTTGTGCGTATCCAGTGCTGGGGTGGTGGAGGCGGCGGGGGTAGAGCAGCTTCAGGCGGTGGTGGGCATGGAGGCGGAGGCGGAGGGTATCTTGAACGCTGGATGAGTTTGGCTGATGTTACGTCAACTGTATCTGTCGTTGTAGGAGGAGGCGGAGCAGGTTCAGCAGCAGCAAATACAGCCGGAACAGCCGGAGAAAATACTACATTCGGTGCTTATGTAACCGCTTATGCCGGAGGCGCAGGAGGCGGTGCTGTCGGAGGCGGAGGCGGAGGCGGCGGAGGAGAGATGTCTGCCGGAGTTAGCGGGACTTCAACTTCTCCCGGAGCTGGCGGTGCTATTGGCGGAGGGCATGGGGCGTTTAATAATTCAGGAAGTCCTACAGCAACCTCTACTGTACGCGGTGTTCTCACCACGGCGTATACAGAATTTCCAGCAACAGCCGCAGCCGCAGTCGGTAATATCCCTTGGGGCTTTGGCAATGATGCCCGTAGCATGTTTGGAGGCGGAGGCGGAGGCGGCGGGAATAGCGGTGCTGTATCCGGTACTGAGAGTACAGGCGGCTTTGCTGTTTTTGGCGGAGGCGGAGGCGGCGGGGGGTACAACGGTACACAAGCCAACAACGGTTCTGTTCGCGGTACTAGCCTGTACGGGGGCAGTGGTGGGGACGGTGCTACAGACTCGGCTACTGCCTCCAACGGGTCAACTCCTGCCGGTGGCGGGGGAGGCTCAGAGTTCGGCAACGCCGGAGCTGGCGGCAACGGTCGTGTAATTGTTACAGTCTATGTATAAGGAGATGATGGTGGCTACCTCAGCAGAAATTGAAAAGCAGCTCCTTACACACGAAGCCGTCTGTGCAGAACGCTATAATACGTTTATAACGCGTGTAGATAGGTTAGAGAAGATCATGCTTAACGCAGCCGCAGCCTTGATCCTAGGCATGGCTGGTATACTCGTTACTATTATTATGAAAGGTGTTTGAGCTATGGCTAAGATGATCATGGAATACGGCGGTAAAGAGAAGTACTCATCCAAAGGTATGATGAAAAAGCACGAAGGCAAAGAGAAACCTATGAAAGAGAAGATGGAATACGGTATGAAAAAAGGCGGCATGGTTAAGCCTAAAATGAAGAAGAAGATGTAAAATGGACCCATTTACTCTCATCGCGGGAGCGACTGCACTATATAACGGTATTAAAGGTGCGGTCGATTCAGGCCATGAGATGCTGGATGTTGCCGAAAAAGTCGGCAGTTTGTTTGGACGCATTGCCCAGATTACTCAGCTAACGTCCGGTAAGCGAAAGAAAAAGTTATTTCAATCGCAAGCTGAGTTCGAGGCCGAGGCAATCAAGCTGTATACCTTGAAGCAAAAAGCTCAACAGTTACAGCTTGATACTCGCAACTTGTTTGTAGGGGCATACGGAATCGCAGCGTGGTCGTCTATTCAAAAAGAGGTAACTGAGATGCGTAAGCAGGCAGCCCGCGAAGCCGCAGCCGCGCAGCTTGAAGCCGAAGAAAACCGCAAAGACCTGATTATGGGGCTTTGGCTTATAGGTGCTGTCATTTTGTTTTCTGTGTGCGTCGGTGTTGCGATGGTTGTGTTCACAAGCAAATGAAATACTTTCTTATCATCACGCTAATTGCTTTGGCAGGGTGCGAGGATCGATACAGGTATCCGTGTCAAGACCCCGCTAACTGGGAATCGCCCGAATGCAATCCTCCTATTTGCACCGCTTCTGGAACTTGTTCCGCAGACACCCTAAAAAGAAACCCGTGCGGAGCCGTAGCAAGATGAGGATCAAGGAAGACGAACTCCACGCCTTGCTTCAGTTTATCATCGGGGTGTCCCTGTGCTTGACCCTGACTGGAACTGTGTTCGCTGTTCTGTATAGCCTAATATTTGTTGTACAACCTATTGACGGGCAAGCACCAAATGACCAAGAATTTTTCAAGTTAATCGCGCCAATCGCTACGTTCCTGACAGGCACTCTATCTGGGATCATGCTTGGTTCTAAGTCAACCGGAGGTAAAGATGGACCTACTTAAAACATTTGGGCCGCTACTCGGCTCTATTGCGCCTAGTATTGCTACTGCACTTGGCGGTCCCCTAGCTGGTATGGGTGTAAAAGCCCTGTCTCAAGCTTTGCTTGGTAATGAAAACGGGTCTGTAGAAGAACTCTCCGTGGCCTTATCTTCGGCTTCCCCTGAGCAACTCTCGGTAGTCAAGAAAATTGATGCTGACTTCAAAGTCCAGATGAAAAGCCTCGACATTGATCTTGAGCGCATCGCAGTAGACGACCGTAAATCTGCAAGAGATATGCAGAAAGAAACAAAAGACTGGATTCCACGGGCTTTGGCTATCGGAGTTACAGTTGGGTTTTTCTCTATAATGATTTACATACTGATCTACGGGTTGCCAACGACAGGGAATGAGGCATTGCTCTTGTTGCTCGGTGCGCTACAAACCGCTTGGGGCGGTATCATTGCTTTCTACTTCGGCTCGTCGTCTGGTTCTCAGAAGAAAGATGCCATGATCTATAACTCGACACCAAAGGAATAACGATGGATGGTTTTAAGGGTGCTGCACTACCTATGCAGCCAGAAGATGTCGCTACCGTAGCAGCAGAGATCGGTGTTGAAGAGGCCGCTCTTCGTGCTGTCCTCGCTGTGGAGTCTGCCGGTTCTGGGTTTGACAAGGCTGATCGTCCTAAAGCCTTGTTTGAACGCCACCACTTCTTTAAGCACCTCAAGACTAAACCTGTCGAGTTGGATCAGGCTGTGGCTATGGGGCTCGCATATCCTAAGTGGGGTGAGAAGCCGTATCCGAAAGGGTCAGATGCCGTGTACGCGGAGATTGCTGCGGCTTACGATATCGACGCGGACGCAGCACTCCTGTCAACATCTTGGGGGTTAGGTCAGGTAATGGGCTCTAACTTCAAGATGGTAGGATGCGCTTCCGTTGATCAAATGGTTAAGCAAGCTATGGATGCTGAGGTAAGCCAGTTGCGGCATATGACGGGGTTCATCAAATCTGCAGGGCTCATCGACAATCTACAGGCGTTAGATTGGGCAGGATTTGCTAAAGGTTATAATGGTCCCGGCTATGCAAAGAACCAATATGATGTTAAGCTAGCAGCCGCCTACACTAAGTTTACGGGGTAGTAAAGTGACAGCATTCAAAGTCAGTAAGTTTTTAGGGAAAGCACCTAGGATTAGTCCTGAGTTGCTACCAGATGCTGCTGCCCAGATTGCATCCAATGCTAAAGTATCTTCCGGCGACTTAATTCCTTATCGCATACCGACAATCGTAGGCAGCGTTAACAGGAACGGAGACATTAAGACTATTTATCCTATGCGGGATACGAGTGACCCTACGATTAATCGCTGGCTGTCGTGGCTTACTGATGTTGATGTCGCTATTACAACCACCCTAAACGATGAAGAACAGCGAATCTATTATACTGGTGACGGGGTTCCGAAGGTAACGAACTACGATTTGGCTGTCGATGGTAGCGGGGTGTATCCAGCGGCGTACTATGATCTTGGGCTCCCGCTTCCCACTACTATACCGGTAACAACGGCTACATCTTACACCTCACAAACTATTGTGTCGTATGCGAGAGATTCCGGTAACACTGCTACAATCGTCACTTCCGGTAACCATGATCTAAATACTGGTCAGAGAGTTACCATAGCAGGATTTACCTCCGCCGTTGGTAAGTTGTTCAATATAACAAATGCCCAAGTCACTGTTGTAGATGATACTACTTTTACATATTACAGTGTCGGTACAGCAGTAGGGACAACTTCTGAATCAGATGGGACGGCGAATCTTGCTGGTAATACAAACACACGTAATTATATTTATACGTGGGTTACACCTTGGGGCGAAGAGTCTGTACCTAGCGACCTGTCCGAGACGCTGTATGTAAAAGAGGGACAGACTATAACTATCTCCAATCTACCGACAGCAGCCCCTGCCGGTGACAATTTCATAACTGGGTTCAGGTTGTATCGTACTATCACCTCTAGCTCAGGCTCAGACTACTTCCGTGTTCGTACCGTCTGGTTCCCAATCAGTTTAGTGCAGGCATCACGCACATCCGGTACTGTAACAATGAAGGTGTCTGAACATCATAACCTTCTTGTTGGCGATAAGATCAAGATATCTGGAACCACTTTTAGTACAGGTGCTGACGCAACTTTTGATGTGACTGATGTAACCGTACAGTCCGTAGTCAGTGAGTACTCGTTTACTTATCTTGCTGCCGGTTCAGATAAGGCTACCACAGCCTGTACCGCAGGTACTCTTTACTGGGATGTTTCAGAACCAGAAACTACCGACTCTAGGTATTATGAAGGTTCTACTTTTACAGATGACTACGATGTGAATGGCCTGACAACCCTGCTTTCATCTTTGTATTACGACGCCCCAGACGCAGATATGAAGGGGCTTATTACTGCCCAGAATAACATCCTAGTGGGGTTTGTCGGTAACGAGTTGTGCTTCTCTGAACCCGGAAAACCTTGGGCTTGGCCTATAAAATACCGCCTTATCTTTGACTCGCCTATTGTTGCTATATCCCCCATAGCCGGGTCTATCATTGTCCTGACTAACAGCTACCCACATCTTGTCAGCGGTAGCACACCAGCTAACATGGCGTCTGCGCGTATTGATGCTCCGTTCCCATGCACATCGAAGCGTGGAGTTGCGAACGTAGGATATGGCGTGGTGTTCCCCACTTACGGTGGCTTGGGTATCTACAATCCGTCCGCCGGTATCGATATCGTCACCAAACTTGTTTATGATTGGGAAGCATGGGGTAGTGAGCTAGACTCCACCACCATAACTGCGTCGTTCTACGCGGGTAAGTACTTCGCGTCTCATTCTGCTGGGTCGTTTATCTTTGAGCGCGAGGATAAGGTTGGCGGGTTCTTTATCGATACTCCGATAGATTTCTCGGCTGCGTACTACGATAGTGAGTATAATAAATTCTACTACATCTCTGATCAGTCGGGTACACTTTCCGAGTGGGATAAACTAGGCACAGAACTCCAGCCACTTGAGTGGAAGTCTAAGGTGATCGTCACCAAGGACTACATAAACCTCGGTGCTGCGCGTGTTGTTGGTGACTACTCGACGCCAAGTGAGGATACTGAGATTATTGTCGCTAATAATCTCTTGGTTCCAGCCATCAACACGGCTTTGTTTGCACTGGTTACAGAACTTGGAACACTAAATGGTCCAACAAGCGCCACCCTAACAACTTCAGGTGCGCTCAATACCATGCAGGTAAACGGTGATCCGTTCTTTACACAAGATATTACTGCGGCCTACGCTCAGAATATAACGGCTAACACACCAACATTAACAACGGCTCTTAAAGAAGTAACCGGATCGTACCCTGTATCCTTCAGGTTGTGGGCGAATAAGCAGCTTGTCTGCAATGTTACGGTGTCTAACTCCGACATATTCCGCCTACCACCGGGGTATCGGTCGGATACATTTGAGTTCGCTGTGACTGGTTCTGCGCGTATCAGGGCAATTCACATTGGCGAGACGCCGTTCGGTTTGAGGACAACATGACTTATTCAGCGTTACCACCAGTACCGCAGGTCGGTGTGCCAGAGTGGCAGTTTCAGTTCCTCAACGGAGTAAAGCAGAATGTTGAGCTACTCACTGGGCAACGCGGGGTCACTGGGTTTGAAGCCGTTGTTACTGGGCAGATCAGTGTACAGCCGATAGGTGAACTGGCTATTCAACAGGTAAGCGCCACAGGCTCAGGCTTTACAATATCGGGAAGTGATGTACCGTCTCTGGAAGATTATGGGAAGTTGCTAACTGACGTGAATACGCTTATTGGTGACGTAGCATATGTCAAGGCGGTACTGAACACTTTAATTGGTCAATTACAAAGGTAGGAGATAGACATGAATTTCTTTAGTGGTATGAGATCGCAGGGGTTTTCGTCTTCTGCACCGTCTACAGCTAACACTGCGTTGCCTCCTGCACTTGCCAGTATGTTTGCTCCTGCCCCCGCTTCAAGAGCCGCTGCCCCGATGGCTCCGATGGCGGCCCCTACTGTTCAGCAGCCCGGCGCTGGCGCACCAATGTCAATAAATATGCAGGCTTTGCAGACACAACCGACCGGTACTGTCGCTAGCAATCCTAACTATCCCGTCTTGGATTTCCGTATGCAGCCTACCTACGCGGATGGCGGCATGGTTCCTCCTGCCGGTAGTATGGCTCCCCCTGCCGGTATGGCTCCTCCTACTCCACAGCCAATGCCGCAGATGCCATCAGCTCCTGCTACCCCAATCAGTTCTGCTGATATGGAAGGCGAAGTTCAGCGGCTTATGTCCCAGAATCCTGAGGTTATTCAGAGAATCCAACAGACGCTTATGCAGGCTGTTCAGTCTGGGCAGCTTACACTTGAGCAGCTTAACACCGCTGTTCAGTTAGCTAAGGCAGCAGCGCAGAACCCTGAGTTGTATCCACGATTGAGAGCACTGGCTATTCAACGCGGTCTTGCTGACGAGGATGAGTTACCGCAGCAGTACGATCAAGGAATCGTTATGGCGCTTCTACTTGCAGGTGCAGCGGTCCAGCAACAGATGGGTGGTCAGGATAGTGGGCCAGTCCAACAGATGGCAAATGGTGGTCGTGTCCGTCCGGGTATGTACGCCGCAGGCGGCGGTATTGCTACAGGAAGCCCATCCGGTGATCGCACGGGTCGTGCAGATGATATCCCCATTCGCGTATCCGGCGGAGAGTTTGTCATTCCTAAACATGTTGTAGACGCTAAGGGGACAGAGTTCTTCCAGAAGATGCTGGATCAGTACAACATGTCGAGCAAGACCGCCTAATGCAAGTATCACCGCTAGGAGAATACGAACCGTTAATGTTGTCTGCCCCAGCGCATATAGAGTTATACTGGCATCTTATAGAACCATTGCTAGACCGGAGTACCAGAGAAGCTATGCACGGAGAGTTCGATATCAAGGACTTAAAAGCTCTCGCACTTGCGGGTAAGGCTCATATCTTTGTCTTAACAAACGACAAGACCGGTACGAACCCAGACCGTAGTGTATCTCTAGCTTTGGCAGCAGAACTTGTAGTGTACCCAAAATTTCCTGCATTGAATATTATTGCATTAGGCGGTAATAATCTCGGGATGGCACATAAGAGATTCTGGAAACAGTTCTGCGGTTGGGCTTATATGAATGGTGTACGCACTATAGAAGGCTGGGTAAGTCCCGGTATGCAAAGATTACTGGAGCGCTTTGGATTCAAGCAGATATACTCTCATATGAGATTTGAACTAACGGAGATTTAGATATGACTACCCAGCCATCGTTCTTTAATATCGAGTATGTCGGCTCCCCCTTGATGGAGTCTACCATGTGGACCCCAGTTCTCCAGACTGAGCACAAGAAAGGTGGAATTGGGTCTATCCTCGGTATTGTCGCATCGATTGCGGTTCCGTTTTTTGCCCCTATGATCGCAACTGCGGTCTTTGGTGGGGCCAGTATCTTAGGTTCTGCTCTTACAGGTGCCGCTCTGGGCGCGGGTACTTCTGCTCTTACAGGCGGTAACCCGCTTACCGGCGCATTGATGGGCGGCATTGGTGCTGGGTTCTCATCCTACATGAGCGGTAACCCATTCGGCTTTGGTAATGCTCCAATCCCTGATGCGGGCGGTATCGCTGCAAGTCAGGCTTACACTGCCGCCGGTTCCCCACTACCACCGGCTAATCCATACCTTAGCACAACTGGTGCTGACTTAGCTGCGACCGGTGCTGTGAATGCTTCAGCTACAACCGGCGGTATGGTATACTCCCCAGAAATGGGGCAGTTTGTTCCGCAACCTACCGGTACATTTAATATCCCCAATGGAGGTCTAAGCACTTCGGGTACAACCGGCGGTCTTACAGCCGGTTCTACTCCTAATCTAGCAGTTACGAGCGGGTTTACTGGTGCGGCTCCAGTGGGGGCAAATGTTATACAACTACCACCGAATATTAATACGGGTGGTCTTACTCCGTATATACCGGGAATCAATGGCATTGATCCCGCAACTAACTTCCTCGGTATGGGCGGTGTCCCTTCGGACATCGCTAAGTTTGTGTCTGATGGCTCCGGTAACACATTTCTTAACCCCGCATGGCAGCAGGCAGCAACGAGAGCAGCGGCATCATCAGGCGGCTTTACTGATGCACTTATTAAAGGCGGCGTGAACTTAGCTGGTATGGCATTGAGTCAAGCTGCGCCAAACCCACAGCAGCAGATCGCTGATAAGTATGCCAAGGAATTAGCGGACCTTAAACAAACAGATCAGGCTGCATACGAGGTCAAGAAGAAAGAGGTCGAAGGTCTTATCGCCAGTGCTAAGACTATGGACCCTGCATACTTCGGTCAGCAAGCGGCAAACGCTGCCAAGATTGCTGGAACCCGTGGACTGATGGAATCGTTCCGTGAGATGCCAATGGCTGGGCTTCGTAACCCTGCGTTTACTTCTGCTGAAGGTCGTCGTGCCAACATTGGCATCGGTCAGAATGTTGGTACAGCCTACGATCAGGGTTTTGGTACTGGACTTACTGCCCGCCAGACTGCATTGTCATCGGCAATCAACCAGATGCCGAACACTCCATCAAGGTATCTTGAAGGTCTTAGGTCTATGGCTGGTATGCAGGGCAACGCAAGTCAGTACGGCGCTCAGTCGGCTCAAGGATACTCTAATATGTTTGGCTCGCTTGCCAGACCCTTTATGACATCACAGGTTTAAGGAGCGGTAGATGGCTGGTCTTGCAGATTTTGGATACCTATATAACGCTGCGAACCAAGGGTCGTCGGCTGCTTTTACTAATCGACTGCCGGTTGACCCAAACCAGCCGAAGCCCGGTGCATTTGCTCAAGACCTTTCAACTAATCTGGCTGGTCTAGCTACTCTTGAACAGACCCAACGCGCATTGGCTGCGGCTAGAAATGCCCAGAATCAGCAGGCGTTTGATCTTAATCAACAACCCATTCTTCCAGATATCAATACCCCAATAGTAACTGTAGCACCGGTTCCTAAAAGTCAGATGGTATCTCCGGCTTTTGCCGTAGCAGCGGGTACAGAGATTAACCCAGCAGAGCCTCTTGTCTACACAAATGTACCCGGCCCTCAGGGTTCTTATCTGGCAACACCGCAGTCTCAGGCTGCCGGTCTTAGGGGCCAGATTTTAACAGATCAGCAAGCAGCAGAAGCGAATCAACTTAGAGCACAGACTGAGCAGCAGGCCGCACTTGAGGCTGTTGGACTTGCAACTCCTACTTCGGGACTTCCGAGTCTTGCTGAGGCAGACAAACGCGCAAGGGCTTTAGGTAAAACAGTTCAAAAGACTGGCGGTAAAGGCGGAGCACGTACTGAACTTGAACTAGCCCCGCCGGAGCCGAGAGTTCTTGTTAACGGGGAGTCTATTTCACAGTCTGCCTATGATAAACTTGCTGATGCGTCGCAGACTATGGCTAAGGTTCTAAGTACTACTGACCCAGCACAAATGCCTGAGGGGGCAAGAGTTATTATTAAAGCTGCTGGAAGGGCGAGTGTTGATCCCAAGATTGCACTAGCCGTCGGTGTTCTAGAGTCTAATCTTAATACTGAGACTGGAGATAGTCCGGTAGGGGCTAAGGGTGTTATGCAAGTAATGCCCGGGACTTACGAAGCCACTCGGCTGAAGTTCCTAAAGTCATCTGACCCTGCTTTAAGGGCGTTGGCTGCTTCGCTACCTATGGCTGCTCGCGGTACTATAAACCCTAAAACTGGCAATCCTGTATACACATGGAACACTAATGTAACTTTGACTGCTGAACAGCAGGCTATTGCTGGTGTCCTGTATATTAAAGATTTGCAGCAGTCTTACCCTAATCGCCCAGCAAATATTATCTTCGGTATGTACCATACAGGTCCGGGCCATAAGTCATATGATCAAGGCATTGTCCCAGCCATAGGCGATTTTGGTATAGACAAAAATGGTAAGCAGTATGGCATGTATAGCAGTGACTATAACACTGTAGGTATTGGCCTCTACAATCAGCTTAACATGGGTGGGTTTGGTCAAGATACTGGTGCTCCCGCCGCCGCTGGCGATACTCAAGGTACTGCCTCTACTGCCCAAGGTACTGCCTCTACTGCGGCTACGACTACAACTACTAAGGATAACGCGCCTGCTGTCTCTTCCGCCGGGGTTAACATAAAGCCAAACTTAGACCCAGTGTCTGTCATTATTAATAAACCGCAGGCTGAAGTAGAGGCAAATCAAAAGAATCTGTTAGCCAACAGGCAGGCTATGGTTGATGAGTACACGCAGATTAATGAACTTAGTAAAAGGTATGCACAGGAAGCCGAAGCTAGACTTAGAGGGGAAGCTTCTATCAAAGAGGATCAACTTCGTAGAGAAATAGAGTCTGCTAGAATCGGCGGAAACTCCGCTGTGTATAATCAAAAAACTGGCGAACTTACTGCACTGTATACCAAGTTGAATGGTGATCTAACTGGCATCGCTAGGGAGTATGAAGGCAGACTTCTAGAAGGTAACAAAACTATTACCGCTGGATTGCAAGCGCATGACGTTGCCATATGGGGCGCAGCTATCGATAACAGCCTACGCGATTTCAACATAACCGGTAACGTGGCACAATTTAATAATATCTTACAGAACTATGCCGGTTCTGATGTTGTGGTCCAACAACTTGCTACAGGTTCTTATGCCCTGCTTACTAGGAAGCCGGGAACAAATGAGTTTGTCCCGCAAGCTGGCGAAGATGGTAACGTAAAGCAGTATGCTAAAAATGAAATGAGTAGCCTATTCCATCAGATAGTTGATTCGGCGCACAGAGCAAATGTAACAGCAGCCTCTAGCGAGTGGAATAAATTTTTGGCTACAGAGAACTTTAAGAATAATGCTAGTACCCAACAAAAGATAGTAGAAGCCCAATACAAACTCTTCGGTGACCTTAAAACTGAAGAGTATAAAGCTAAGGTTGAGCAGCTTAAAAATAGCGCAGACGTTGATGTAAAGGTAGATACTGCTAACGGTACGACCCTTATTATACCAAAGGGGCAGAAAGAGTTTATGCTTGTGTACAATCCAAATCCGCCTGAGGTTCAGACTTCTAGTGGGCCAATGCCCGGACCTACTATAACTGCTGTACCATTTCCAAAACTTGGATTAAACAAATAAGGTGTCGTAATGGCTGAACAACCACTGATTGCTCCCCCAAATATTTATGGTGCAGTTCCCCAATTTTCTGCTTCAGCATATGCACCGCCACCGCTTCCTTCACTTCCTGAACTTCCTCAGCCTGAGTCTGCGCCTCTGGATACTGGCAGTGCGACTGTTAAGTACAGCCCATCGCTGGACTCGTTCTATGTGAACGGACGCACGTTCAAGGCTGATGATGAAACCCAAAAGGTTAAGTCGCTTGAGTACTTCAACGACCCGACTCCTAGACCAGTCCCACAGGGCGACTGGGTTTCTCTTGATTCTGCCGGATATCTGGGGCATGTGCGCGAGATTACTGATCCCGGTACGTGGCGTTTGTTCTCGCGTAACTTCGGCATTGGCGTAGACAATCTGCAGCAACTTGCTGGTTATGGGCTGCAGCTTGCCGGTGCTGAGACACTGGGTAAGAACATTGTAGAACAACAGGCACAGGACTTAGCTAAGGTTGAGCCATACCAAAGGTCGTTCAGTGACATTGGCTCTTCCCCTGAGCGCGGTGTGACTGACTGGCTTGTTGCAAGTATCGCACAGCAAGGTCCAAATATCGTAGAGACTCTGGTTACTACTGCCCTTGGTTTTGCAGGTGGTTCAGCAGCAGGTGGCGGTATTAACCCTGTTACTGGTGTAGGCGGTGCTGTCGCTAGTCTCGTTGGTAAGGGCGTTATTAAGGAGCAGCTTGCTGCCATCACTGCCAAAGTTCTAGCCAACAACGAACTCAAGGCTGCTGGTAAGGCTATTGTCCCACTTACCCTAGCTGAAACTAAAGTCCTCAAGACTGCAGCCGGTATCGCTGGGGGTGCAGCAGCCAGCATTGCTAATAGTTACGCGATGGGCGCATCGGATATCTATGGTGAGACAGTACAATCTGGAGAACCTAATCGACTAACTGCTGTTCTCGGCGGTATCCCATACGCTGCGCTTGATCTGTTTCCTGAGGCTGTAATCGCCAGCAAGATGTTTGGCGGTACCCTGAGGCTTAACAACAGAGCCCTTGCAGGTATATCAACAACACGCGGTAAGGCAGGAGAAATCCTCAAGCGTGGTGCTATTGGCGGTGCAGCCGGTGGTCTACTTGAAGGTAGTACTGAAGCTGCTCAGGAACTTCTTCTGCTTGCTGCCAATCCGAATGAGGACTTTGAGTCTGATAGCGGTAAGTTGCGCGTCCTTAACGCCTTTGCCGCAGGCTTTGGTATGGGCGGTACAATCGGTGCTCCAGCGCAGATACTTACAGCAGGTAAGTTAAAGGCAGGTAAGGCTACCGATGTTCTTGCAGGCGGTGATCCAGACCCAACTGCCACTCCTGCCCTTCCTCCGCCTCCACAACCGGGGGACGCCGGATATAATGAAAGCGGAGCCGACCCATTCATGCAGGCTCGTCGTGAGCAGATGTTTGCGCCTCCTCCACTGCCGACATTGGACCCATTTGCTGATCGTCGCAGGGCTTTCCTTGGTGAACCTGCAGTTATCATCCCTCAAGGTCAAGCAAACTTGATGCAGAATCTTAGGGATATATCTTCTGGGGCTGCACCACCGGCTGCACCGCAGAGTATTGCCCAACCAAACCTGCTTACCCAACCAAGACTGCCTACTCAGACTGCCTTACCACCTCAGGGCAATATGATGTTGCAGCAGTTGCAGAACCTAATCCCCCAGCAAGTTGCTCCTGCTACCAACCCTCTAATGGCTGCGCGTATGGGCGAGGCTCTAGCTGGTCAACAACAGGCACAGCAACAGCAAGCAATTAGAAACGCAGCTTTTGTGCCTGCTCAGAACGCCGTGATGCAGCAAGAGATTGCTCAGTATAACGCACCTAATATGCGAACGCCTACGGCTATTCCAGAGGCAGCAGCACCACGGGTTCCAACGACACAGCCTACCCAGATGTCACTTCCCGGCATGGCTCCTCCTAAGAGTAAGTTCCTGCAACGTGGAGTACAGACACAACCTGCGGCACAAGAGTCCTACGATCCGTCTGCCCAGATGCAATTTGACTTTCCTGCGCCTGCTGCAAAGGGCAAGCGTCTTAAAAAACCTAGGGCTGGCACGGCTGTGGCTACGGTTGCGCCTACTGCACCTGCTCCATTTAGACTAAACCTAGCTCCACAAACCACACCTGAGGATATAGCTAGACAGAATAAAGCTGCACTAGAAAAGGTTAAGGCAGGTCAAGTGACACCGCAGGAGGAGGTGTCTCCCGTGGGAAAACCGCAAGAGGGAGTCGCTCCCTCAGAAACGGTAAAAGAAACTCCAAAGCGGGCAGCAAACGTAACCGCCTCCGTAATAAATGATCTAGCAGAAGCAACGAATCTTTCTGAAGCCAAGAAGCCTACGGCTAGTATGGTTGATCTTGCTTTCTCTGGGGATGAGGATGCAGTCGGCTATATTGTTGCTGCTACTGCTCCTAACTCTGGTATCGGTAAGACAATAGGACAGGCGCTTCGCTCTTCTCTTAAAGATAAGATCACTAGTATCCTGAAAGCAGACCCAACTGCGTCCGCTAAAGAGTGGATTCAGCTTGCTAAGACATACAACCTTGTTCCAGAACTGAAGGGACTACTGGCTAAGGCCACAGACCTACCGGCGGATGTGCAAGAATTTGTCAATACACCAAGCCCTATATCACCTGAAGAGCAAGCCAAAGAAGCCCGCCTTAGTATGATGAAGGCTTTAACTAAGGCTAGACAAAGAGCAGACGGTTTATTCCTGCGCCTTGACGGGACGCCAATCTCCGAACCTATGGTAATCGGACGAGTCAAGATGCTCGTTGCTGGTATGGTAAGAAAGTTCGTTAACGCCCCTACTGTCCATGTGGCTAAGAACGTGGCTGATCTCAAGGCTACTAACCCTAAGCTGTATGAACGTGCTAACGCTGCGCGTGAAGCAGGGGACTTTGCTACAACTAAGGCTGTTGGATACTCCTTCGGCAAGGATATCATTATCTTCAGTGACTTTGTGCAGACTGAGCAGCAGCTCAAGTTTGTCTTGGCCCATGAAGCACTTGGTCACTTCGGGTTTAAGTCCATCATGTCTGATGCGAACCTGAAGTCCATGCTTAACCAAGCATACAATCAGGATAGTGAAGTCCGTAACGCGGCTGATGAACTCATCGACCTCCACGGTATGAGCAAACTTGAAGCCATTGAGGAAGTACTGGCACAGCGGGCTGCTGAACTGGATACCTCTACAATCCGTAGGGTGTGGAACTTCATTAAGAATGCACTGAACCGTATGGGCTTTGAGTTCGATGATGATGCTGCTCGTATGCTCATCCATCAGTCTCGTATGTATGTTCGCAGGGGTATCACAGGTAACTTCTTCAGCAATGACAGCGTTACCGACACGATATCTGATATGACCCAAACCGCGATGGACGGTATGTTCTCCCGTTCCGACGTTACTTTTGCATCGGCTGCATCAGGCGGTCTTAATCGGGTAGGAGACAATCTTACTGTACTCGACAATATGCGTAGCTTCTTCACAAGCCCCGATAAACTACAGCAGGCAGTTAAGATCACTACGGATATATTCTCAACCTTGGACCAGAAGGCTCGGCATAGCGAGGGTCTAACTACAATCTACAACCTGTTCAAGGCGCAGAACAATCTTGCTCGTAGTCTCATCAGTAAGCTTGAGGATATGAACAAATTTACCGGTATGGGGTCTGTGTTCGGCGGTCCATCCCAAGCCGATCTCACTAAGGCAGGGCAGTATCTAGCCCAAGCGCGTATGTATATGCTGCAGTCTACTAAAGACAGTGACATAACAGGATATGGTAGCTTGTTTGTCCTTAATGGCTCCGGGTATCCGACGCTTGATAACGCTGTTGCAGATAAGTTAATGGCTGATGGACTGGTTACCGCCGACCAGTTTAGACAAGGTTTTGAAATCAAGAACGCACTCGGTGAGCTTCAGGAAAAAGTTCAAGAGAATGTAGACGAAAGCAGCAAGGCTTGGAAAGTCTACCTTGAGCAGAGGGCAGTGGTTAACAAAGCTGCTCTCGACAAACTTGAGCAAACATATCTCAGCGCACAGTACCAACAGACGGAGCTTGTTAGCGACGTAGTGAAGGCTCTTTTACCGGAGGATACGTCAGCTACTCAGGCTGAGGTCTCCGCGCTTAAAGCCATCATAAAGCAGTACAGGTCTATTCTAGAGTCCGATATCGTATCATCTATCGGTACAGACAAGGTAGAACCTAGTGAAGCGAGTATGGCACTGGCTAAGGATTTTTTATATGAGGTAACCCGTGCCTTCTACAACACCAACAAGATGCAAGATTGGTTGTCCCCGCAGGCTGGTAATACAGAGAAGGCTGCAACCATCTTTGCTACCCCTGAGTACGACAGGGTACGTGCTGCTCTAACCACTCTACAGCGTATGAAGATTTCGGATGACAATACGCTTGGCAATATCCAACAACATATTGCTAACAGCGTCTTCTCGGAAGTCGATGCACGTAACGCTGAGATAGATGCCAAGACAACAATCAGAACGTCGTATGCTCCGCTTATCCATAGGGGTAAGTATGAAATTCGCCTTGTAGCGTATGACAAGAGCGGCAGACCTGTAAAACTTTCTGAGGCTACAAAGGATGTCATGCCAACTCCACGGGCCGACTCTATTGATGAAGTCGATGGGATTATAGACGGTTTTAAAAACAAAGAAACTGGGCAGAAAGAGGACGGACTTGCTGCCATATGGGAGGGCAAGGACTTTGATGTCGTCAACTCTGATGGTAAAACTGTTTCGGTCAGGTTTAGGGTCGAGTCCGGTAAAGCTGCGGTGAATAGATCAGTTGGTGAGTCAGGAGACTTCAGTAACTTTGTGAACTACTTGGCTAGAAACAACGTCAGCATAACCCCTCAGGAACGCGAACGTCTTGTTGTGTCTATGACTAAGCAGGGTGATTCGCGTCGTTCTCGGTTGCGGTTCAGCGGTAACCCCGGTTTTAACGCTGATGTTGTTGGCTCCATTGCAGACCACATAGAAACAAGTTCACACGTATCGGCAAAGATTAGATACAGAAGGCAGACAGATGCTGTCATGCTCAATAAATCTGCGTGGCAGGGCGACCCAAGCAAGTTGAAAGCCCTAAGACTTGCAGTCGATGCAGAGAAAGACCCAGCCCGAAAGGCACAGGTAGTACGCGAGTATAATGATTACGCATATAAATATGTTTACTCGGCTCCTAAGCGTAGGCCAGCAGTAGATATGCTCAAGGAAGATGGTTCGGTAGCCAAGACAGTGGCAACACGGGGCGAAGGTAATAGCTACTTTAACGAAGCCAGTGCGCTTATTGAGTGGCATGGTCAACAGCTTGATACGGCGAATGCTGTCGAAGACTCTCTAAGTGGTCCTGTTGTATCGCGTGTCAAAACAGCAGTTGTTACTATGCAGCTAGGCGGTTCGATTGCCACAGCAATGGTCAACTTGTTGTCCCTTGGTACGCATAGCTTGAACTATCTGGCTACCTACAATCCGGCTCGCTCATACGGGCTTGGCTATGGGTATGAGAAAGCGTTCAAAGCCTTGTCCATCGCAGGTAAAGATGTTGGTAATTATAAACTGGCTGATTCTGACTATCTGACCAAGCTAGTTGAGAAACCTTGGGCGGCAGATGAACGCCGTAACGGTATGACTGAGGATGAGGCCAAGTATCTTCTAAGTGAAACACTTACCGGTTCTCTACAGCCATCGGAAGCCAATACTCTTCTCGGAACAAAACGTGGCGGCATCCGCAGTGGTAACGTACAGGCTGGAATACGTGGCTATATGTTTATGTTTTCGTACACAGAAGCCTACAATCGTAGAGTCACTGCGCTTGCTACCTATCGACTTGAGAAGGAACGCGCACTGGCTGAAGGTCTTACTGAGTCGGAAGCACGGGCAAGATCACGGGTTGTTACAAGCCGCACCATCGACATGACACAGGGCCAGTACGCCATGTACAACCGCCCAAGAATTGCTTACGGCGGGATCGGCAGCCTGTTGTTTATGTACAAGCAGTTTGTTGTGCTGACTTTGGGCATGATGAGAAATCTGTCACCGAGTGGTCAAGCGGCAATGATCGGGACAATTCTTCTGTTAAGCGGACTGAAGGGTGTTCCGTTCGCCGATGACTTGCTCGACCTTGCTGACTTCCTGATGCAGTCACTCGACATCAAAAAGAAATCTGCTGAAGGTGAAGTCATGCTGTTCCTGAACTCCATTGTGCCGGGGCTCACACCGTATATCATGCGTGGACTTGTTGACGAGATGACTGGTGCTACAGTGTCGTCCCGCTCAGGGTTTGGTGACATCATCCCACTGACGGGAGTGTTCAACTATGGCTCTGACTTTGCTAGAGAACTCACAAACTTTGCCGGACCTATCGTTGGCGGTATAGCAAGTATAGCAACCAACGCAAAAGATATTGTATCTTACGCCGCTGAAGTCGTTGGTCTAAAGCCTGATACCACAACGATAAAAGATATCATGCGGAAGTCTCCGTTTGCCGGTGTTCGTGCGCTTAGTGACACGATTGTGTACTACCAAGATGGCAAGGTCACTA